ATTAATCATAAATAAAAACAAAATAAAAAATAAAAAAAATAAGAGTGATATCAAATACGAAAATTATTTTATTTTTATAAAATAATTTTCAAAAACTTTTGTGTGAGAGTTGACAAAAATATTTTTGGGATTTATATTTTTTATAATAACACAAAAAATATATTTTTTTAAAAATATAAAAATTATATAAACTATTTTTTAAATTAAATATTTCTTTTATCATTTTCAATTTCTCTAATATATTCAGTTAGTGTGTCAGTTGATAAGTTTGTATTAAATTTATTTGAAAGAAATGTAATTGAATGTTTCATCTGTTCTTTTAGTCGATTTAATAGATTTTTTGTATTTGGAGAATACTCAATTACTAAAACTTCTGTGTAATTTTCATCTTTTACCATTTTTTTAGATTTAGTTTTACTGTATCCATTTTGACCACAAATTGCATAATATTCAAATTCTTTTTTATTATTTTTATTAAAATTATTCTTTTTTAACATAATAAAAATTTCCATTTTACTTGTTTTTTCAGTTTTAGGAACTCTATCTTCAACTGAAATACCAAGTTTTGTAGAAACATTATTTATTTTTTCTTTAACATCATTTACTTCTTCTTTTAGATCATTATTTTCTTCTATTATATATTCTAATATATCATTTTGTGTTTTAGATGATTCTAATAATTCATTTTGATTTGAAATTATAACATGATTATTTTCTTTTAAAGAAAGACAAACTTCTTTTATTTCATTATTATCTTCTTTTAAAGAGTTACAAATTTCATTTATTTCATTATTACTTTCTTTCAAGTCAATTATATTTTCTCTTAAACTAAGAATATTAGTATCTTGTATATCATATTTTTTACACATTTCAATATATCGTAATTCAGCTCTTTTTCTTTCTTCATCTGATTTTTTTCTTTCTTGTTCTGCTTTTTCAAATTCTTTTTCAAGTTTTTCTCTTATCAATTGTAATTCACTTTTTTCATATTGTAATTTATTTACTTCTACTTTATTTTTTTCTTTTTCTTGAAGTAAAATTAACTCTAAACGTTCTCTTTCTTGCTTATTAAAATATTCTCTTACAATTTTAGATGCTTTCAAGTAAAATTCACCAGATAACCAACAGGCTATATCTAACACTAAATCAGGATGTGCATATGTTCCTCTTAAATCATTTTCACCTGTCGTTATTGTATTCAAGGGGTCCGATGGAATTCCATCATACCTATTTGAATCAATTAATTTTATTAATTCAATTGATCTTTTATTTTGTTTCCAGAATCTAAAACTTTTACCACCTTCATCGCACATTTTAGTAACATTTACATAACCATTTTCTTTCATCATTAGTAATTTAAATGTTCCATAATTTACCCAAGCATACTCATCGTTAACATCTTGGAAAACGACAAATTGATTATTATTTAAAGACATTTTAAAAATTGAATGAGTGTTTTAATTTGAAAAATAATAAAAATCAATTTTTAAAAATTGATTTTATTAATTAAATTAAAAAATAAAATAAAATTAAAATTAAAATGCAAGTTGAAATTCAAAATTTTCGTTGTTGGAAAAAACATACAGTTCAATTTAACGATAAAGGAATAATTCTTATTAATGGTGCAAGCGGATCAGGAAAAAGTTCTATTTTGAATGCAATATATTTTGCTATTACAGGAAACGGTAATAAAATTGTGACATATGGTGAAAAAAAATGTAGCGTTAAACTAAATTTTAATGAAGGAACAATTGAAGAAATTAAAAGAACAAAGGGACCTTGTCGTTTGACAGTTAAAATACGTGGAAATGATAATGAAATATTAGAAGATGAAGAAGCGCAAAAAGTAATAGATTCTGTATATGGAATAAATTTTCAACAAACATCTTATATGACACAAAAAATGATTCATTCTTTTTTAGGATTTTCAGCAACAGAAAAGATGAATTTTCTTCAAAAAATAATAACAGAAGAAAATTCAACAAGTGATAATAATATAAATGAAGTAAAAAAGAAATGTAAAGATAAAATATCAGAATTAAAAAAACAATCAATTGAAATTAAGAGTAAATTAAATTTGTATGAAAATGAAATTGAAATAAAACAAAATGAATTAATACCTTTTGTACCTTACGACATCCTACAGACAGAAAATTGTGATAAAAATTCTTCTGAAAAATTAATTTTAAATTATTTCTGTTCAGATAAATTTAAAAATGAAAAATATAAATTTATAAATTATGATAAGAATAGATTAAAAACATTAAGACAGGAATCAATTGAACTTGGAAATATATATAATAAGTTTAAAACTAATAAAATAAAAGAACAAGAATATTTAAGAAACAAGAAAGATTTAGTAAAAGAAATTGAAGAATATTATTTAAAAAAATTAGAATTAGAAAATAAAGTAAACTACAATGATTATAAAGGAGATAATTATTATAAATTTTTATTAGACAAAAAGGAAGAAATAAATAAAAAAAAGGAATTAAATGAACTTGTAAATAAATTAAAAAATGAAGAAAACAATTTAGATTTATTTATTCAAGAACAAATTACTTTTTTTAAAAATGAAAAAGAGAAATGTCAATTAAAAATGAAAGAGTCAAGAGTTTTAGAAGATATTAACAAAGATTGTCAAAATGTAGATATTAAATATTTAAATGATAATATTGAAAAATGGAAAAAGAGTACACAAACAATAATTGAATTTTTAAATTTTTTAAAAGAAAACAAGGACAATAAGAAAAAATATAACACAAATGTAGATAGTGAAATAGTTGTTTTAAACGATAAATTAATAATTTTAAAAGATGAATATAAAGAAAAACAAAATAAAATAAATGATTTGAAACAAGAATGGAAACTAAAAAATCAAATTCATAAATGTCCTAAATGTAGTGTATCACTTCGTTTTATTATAGAAAATAATAAAAATACTATAAAAGTTGAAAATTGTAATAATAATATAACAGACCCTGAATCATATAAAGAAACATTAAATAAATTACAAACAGAAGAAAATAAATTAAATATTGATATAGATAATACTCAAAAAAATATATTTGAATTGGAAAAATTAAAAAATGATATGATTAATTATAATAATAAAATAGATAATTTCACAAAAAGAATAAGTAGAGCAGATATTAATTTGTTAAAATATATAAATTTTTCTTTAGAAAAATATTTAACTAAAGAAATATCAATAAAAGAAGATGGTTTTACTGTCCTGATAAATAATATTCAAAATAAAATAAATAATTTAGTTAAATTTATTGAAGATGATATGAAATACAAGAAACAAATTGAAGAATTAGATAACAAAATAAGTAAAATAAATAAAAATGAAACAGATAACCCAACTATTCTTCAAAAAATAAAATTAATAAAACAAATGAAAAAGGATATTGAAAAATTAAGTAAAAATTCTTTAAATGAAATTATACCAGACGATAAAGAATTTACAGATGATAATATAGATAAGATATTAATCGAACAAACAAAATTAAAACAAGAATATGAAAGTAATAAAGAAAATCTTGAGCAAATAAAAACAAAATGGATAAAACTAAGCACAAAACTAAATGAAATAAATAATGTATTAATAGAAACAAATGATTTTTTAAAAGAAAACGAAGATATTGAAAGTAAATATAAAGAGAATGAATCAGAAATAAATAAAATATATAAATTAGAAGAAGAATATAATAGTTATATACATATTAATAAGTTATATGAGGATTGGAATAGATTATATAATGAAAAAAGAGTTCAAAAATATTTATTTGAAAGTGTATCAAATGATATAGTATTACATGAAACATTTTTAAGTAAAATAAATGAATCTGAAAGTATATTATTAACAAATAGTATTGATACAATAAATTATTATATAAATGATTATTTAGAAAAGTTTTTCCCAAATGACCCAATAATTGTAGATATTGTTCCATATAAAGAGAATAAAAAAGGAAAAAAGGAAAGTGAAATAAAACCTGGAATAGATATTAAAGTATTTTATAAAGGTGAGGAAATAGAATTGACATCATTAAGTGGAGGAGAATATGATAGAGTATCACTTGCTATAATGTTGGCTTTTAATAATATATGTAAAAGTGACTTGATATTATTAGATGAATCTGTATCAAGTTTAGATGCAGAATTAACAAGTGACATTTTAGAAAAATTAAAAGAAAATTTAATAAATAAAAGAATTATAGTAGTTGCACATCAAATAAGTACAGGTATGTTTGACCAAATTATTAATACAAAATAAAATTAAAATACATTTATACTTAAATTATAAAAAAATGATTTTTATAATTTAAAATATTAAATTAAATAAAAATGTCATATAAATTAGTTAATAATTGCAAAAGATTATTTAAAAAAATTGAAAATAAACCAAAAATAAAATATATGTCAAGCTTTGTTGATAAACTGGAAAACGAGAGCAAAATGTCCTTGAATAATAGTTCTTCCAAATTTTCTAATGAAAAAGATAATAATATTGTTTATTTAAATGAATTAATAAATAAACAATATTCAAAAGAAGTTGAAGATAAATTATCTGATGAAAATTTAAATGAACAATTTCTCAAGTGTAGTTCTTGTCAAAAAATGAAAACAAAAATAAAAAATATTATAAAAAATGATTATAATGATAATATTTTATTAGAAAAAAGAGTTGAAGAATTATTATCAATTACAATCCCAGCTGGAACAAAAGGAGTAATTAGAGGAAATTTTTTCAATAGTATTGTAAAAGATGAACTATTATCTATTCAAAAAATATATAATCAATTAAATATATCATTTGAAAGTAAAATAGAAGAATGTGATGAAATAGCAGATTTTATAATAAAATATAATAATAAATATATAATTGGTATGAATCAAGTAGATTTATGGAGTGGTGGACAACAAATAAATAGAGCATCTAAATATTTAAAAAATTCAAAAAATAGCGATACAAGAAAATTATTATGCGTTGTTGCGTATAAATATATTTTTAAAAATTCTCATACGAAAAAAAGTAAATCTTTTAATTTAGTTGAAAATGGATTAGAAAATAATACATTATGTTATGTTAACAATTTAAAAAATATAATTATAAATTTTTTTCAACTATAATTTTTATTTAAATTATTATATTTTATAGAATATAATAATTTACAAGTTAATTTAATTTTTTGTAATTTTTAATTAAAATTTTTTAATACAATTTCAAATTCTTTAATTATTTCTTGTTTAGAAATAGATTTTGGTCCAACTGTATTATTAAAATCATATTTTATATTATTTAAAATTTTAACTAATTCTTTAATATTTATTTTTTTTAATATATTTTTATTAAATTTAATAAAATTATGAGATTGTGTATTTTTATTATTTATATCATCATCTACATAACCTGATGTTCCTCCTACTCTTCTTATTGATATATCTGGGTTTTCTGTATTTTTAACAAAAACAAAATTAATTGGTTCTAATTTGGTTATAATTTCTCTTTTATTTTCTTCTTTTTTCCATATTTGAAAAATACAAGGAACATCATATTGTATGTTTTCGTTACTAAAATGAAATGATTTTTTTGGCAAATCTAATTCTAATTTTAAATGAAAATTTAAAGGAAAATGTTTTTTTAAACTTTCTTTTTTAAAACTTTTAGGCAATATAAATGATATTGTATCACAAAATTCACAAGATTTTTTAATAAATTTTATAGCTAATGATGATTGTCTACCAAATGGCGGATTTCCTATTATATGTATTTTTTTGTATTTTAAATTTTCACTGGATATTCCAAGAGTGCTATTTAAGTATTCATTTGTAATATAATTGTTAGTTTTTAACCATGATTTAATATTTAATTCTAAATAATTTTCTTTTTTTATTAACTTATTTTCTGGTAATATATCAAAATATATGCAATTATTTGATAATGATTCAATATATTTTATAAAAGAACCATTACCTGCTGATGGTTCTATAATTATGTCATTTTTATTTATATTGAGAATGACTTTTATATTTTCTATACACAAAGAAACAATATTTTCATTTGTATAAAATTTATCTGTTGTATCTCTATTTAATCCTGTTAATTCTTTTTTATTTACTAAATTAGTCATTTTAATATTATTAATTATTATATATTTAAAACTCAATTTTTTTATATATAATAATTAATAATTATTTAAAGAGAATTTAAAAAATGAATATGAAAAAGACTTGTTAAAAAAGATTTAACTATAGAAAAAATTAAAAATTAAAAATTAAAAATGAAAGAGATTTAAAGATATTCAAATTAAAAATTTACAAATTAATAAAATGAATGTTATTTATTGTTGAACAAAAATATTTAATAATTGAAAATTTAAAATTAAAATAAAATTTAATAAATAAAATAATTATAGTAGTAGCATATCAAATAAGTACATGTATGTTTGACCAAATTATTAATACAAAATAAAATAAATTATATAATTTCAAATGTATATATTATAATATTTTAAAATTTAATATTATTTCTAAGACAAACTAACTCCATTTCTTTCATTTTTAATTCTAAATCTTTATATTTATTGACATGTTCTAAATCTTGTATTATTAAATTTTTTCTTAATAATTCATTTTCATGTTCAACTTTTAATTTTTCAATTTCATTTTGTTTCTTTTCTAATTTATTTTGTAATTCAGTACTTGAACCAGAATATTCAATTGTTAATAATTTGTAATATCTAAATACAGAATCCAATTCATCTTTATTTAATATTATTAATTCATTTCTTCCTTTTATGTTTAACTCTTCATTATTTTTAATAATTAATCTTTTATTAAAATCATTAAAAAATTTTCTTAAATCTTTTTCAGCTTCTACTATATATTTTTGTTCAATTAATGTAAATTTGATTAATTGTAAATTTACATTTTCTAATTTACCATAATCAGTTTGATGTTCATATAATCGTCTATCAATATCATCTGTAAAACCAAATTTGTAAATATTACTATCAATATTTTTTTCGTATATTTCTTGAGTTATATCAAATGTATTTTTTAAATCTTTAACTTTTCCTAATTCAACTAAATATACACAAGGTAAAGTAGTAGAATGTTTTTTAAATACATTTCTATATGTTTCAATATTAATATTTAATATTTTTGTTCCTAATTTTTCTTTTTCAATTTCATTTCCCATTTGAATTGTAAATAAAGTTGACATAGCCCATTTTTGAAATTTTTCAGCAACATTATTTCTAGTTGTTATAAGAAGTTTAACTAATCCAAAGTATGTTAAATATATTCTATTATAATTTTTTTCTTTAGCATTAGACTCGTGATTCACGTTATCACGACGATAGAATTTTTTATAATGTGTGTTAAAAATATAACTACTAGTTTCATGATTTAATAGTTTTGAAATATCATCTAATTTTAACATTTTTTCAACATCTTTTCCATAAAAATATATACCATCAAGTGTTTTTATACCTCTAGTTTCAATCTCAATTATATTTTCATCTCTAAATTTTTCTTCATCTTTTAATTCAAGAAGAGGTGGTGCAATTTCTAAATCTAATTTTTCATTATTTGTTATAATTCCATTTTCTGTTTTCCAATTAGGAATATTTTGTTCTACCCAACTACATGTTAGTAATACTTTAGCAGATTTTACAGATTCTTCCGATTGTTTCCATTTTAGACTTTTTGGTGCATATGTTGCATAAATATAATCTTTATTATTAATTTTCTTTTTATCAATTATCATTCTGCTTGTTTTAGCACATCCATAAAAAAACGCAGGACATATTTGTTTAACTTCTTCTACAAAATAATACGAATTATTATTTAGTAGTATTTTTGAAATATTTTGAATTGACATTTTTTATTAGAATGAATTTTATTTCGTTAGTATGTTTTTTTAAATTTTATATATAATTATTCTTTATATGTCTTTTAAAAACATTTTAAAATATATTTAAAGAGAATATTCATATAATTATTTTAAAAATGGATAATGAAATTAAAAGTGAAATAGTAAATCAATATAAACCAGATTCAGTAGTACAATCAGTTATAGATAATTTTATTGAAAGATCAAAAATTGGTAAGTTAAAATATGGAACAGATTTAGATAGAACGGATTTAAGTTTATACGATTGGATTGTTCATGCACAAGAAGAACATATGGATGCAATTTTATATCTTGAAAAAATTAAAAAAACAATTAAAAAAAATATTTAGAAAATTATTTATATAATAAAAATATTTATATAATTATAATTATATAAATATGAGTAAATTACTTCAACATTTTTTTTATTATCAAAATTTAATCAAGATTTTTCACTGGCAAACTAAAAAATATGCTCAACATATTGCTAGTGACCAGTTATATCAAACTTTACAAACCTTAATTGATCAGTGGGTAGAAGTATATCAAGGTAAATATGGTATAATTACTTTTGAAGATAAAATAAATATTTCTTTAAAAAATATGGATTTAAGTGATTTTAAAAAACTTTTAATTCAATTAAAGAGTTTTTTAATGGATGAAATTCCTAAACATTTAGGAAAAGATAAAGAAATGAAAAATACAGATTTATTGAATATACGTGATGAAATGTTGGCAAATGTTAATAAAACTTTATATCTTATTACTTTAGATTAAATTATCGTTATTATCAATTTCTATTTCCATATTATCTGAAACTTGATGACAACTGTTTGACCAACA